CATGGTCGTGCAGCGTGATGGAGGTAGCTTTTGCCAGAGTTGATGGTTGAGCGCATGAAAGCCGCACTGCGCCCATATCTGCATCATGGCCTCGCCAACGAATCCGACGTCGAGGCGAGCGCAGTGAGAGCGGTGCTGACTGCACTGCGGGAGATCGACGACCCCTTGTCTCCAATCCTCGAAGCCGGAAGGTCCACAACGGGGCAGTGGAAGAGTATGATCGACGCCATACGTGGTGCGGTGTGATTTTTTGCTTGCAAGTGGCCACGAAAAACGGCAAATCAGCGCGTGACGCATTATGCCCGCTGCCGGAAACGGTGAGCGGGCATTTCTATACCGCGGCCCATTGGCTAAATTTAACGCAGCTTGCTGAGAGCTTCCATGCCGTCGGCCTCCGCAGTCGCGCGGTGTCCCGCCTGTCGGAAGATTTCCCGATCCGCCATATTATCGCTCATGTGGCTAGCTCGGTAGCACCGCACCGCCTCGAAACGTAGCTCAATCAGATCCAATGGTTTTGCCATGAGCATCGCCTACCACGGCCGGGTGGCGACGGCTTCCCGTAAGGATGGTTAATTACAAGAATCATCGGCCGCCCAGGAAACGGTGCGGGCATTGCTTTGTCAGGCTTTCTTCGCGGCCCGCGCTTCGGAGATGATCTTTCGCAGATCACGGCGCAGGCTGGTGGATAGATGGGCATCGACGAAATCGAACCGCTCCTTTTTCAGCCGTCTGATGATGTCGTCTATCTTCGCGCAACCACCAGATCGCGCTAGCTGGAAGGCTCGTTCGATGATCGATGGGGCGGGAGACATATCCGCCTGATATCCACCTGCGACACCTTAGGAAAGGCGGCTTGGATGGCGACTGCACCAGCGCTGCCTCGCCACGTCATCGACCAGCTCGACGCCATCCGCACTCAGGTCCGCGACATCATCCCAGGTGGTCGTGATCCCGAGCGTTCGCACATGGCCAAGGACGAAGCGATACGCGGTATTGATCGGTTGCTGCGCGCTGGTCGTGGTTGAGCGTCTTCGTGGCCGTGCTGGACAGGCGCAGCGCAAGCGGCGGCTGGAGCGATCGGACGGCCTCTGTGAGATGTGTCTCGATGCTGGCCTGACGCGCGCCGCCGTGGTCGTCGATCACATCAAGCCGTTGGCGCTCGGCGGATCGGACGATGACAGTAACACCCGCAACCTGTGCGGCGAGCATCACCTTGAAGTGACTGCCGAGCAGTTCGACCAGCGGCGCCCGACCATCGGCGTCGACTCGGGCGGTTGGCCGGTCGAGCGCGAACGGCAATGGCGCCCGACGCGAGATCGTCAACATCGTTGACTGTCAAATCTGATGGTCAACCTGCCGGACTATCGAGGGGTGGGGTAGTCAAAGTTTTGGACCATCGGGGGCGGACACCGCATCGACCCAAAATTCGCACGATTGCAGATTGATTGTCCGGGTTTGCCAATGTGCAAGGCCGCCCGACGCGAGGTGAGACATGGCGACGCGAGGCGCGAAGCCGAAGCCGGCGCGGCTCCGCCTGGTCGACGGCACCCACAATGTGACCCGGCACGGCAAGGCCGATGAAGCCGAGAAGGCGGTCGAGGCTGCTGACGCCACTTTCGGGAAACTGGTCAAGCCCTCGTACCTGAAGGGGCAGGCCGCATGGGCATGGAAACGGTATATCGAGGCGGCCGGCTGGCTGGACGCATCACGCGAGCCGGCTGCCATCGCTTTTTGCGAGTTGTGGCAGGAATTTCGGAACGCGCCGTCGGCGTTTCCGTCGTCGAAGCACGGCCAGATGCGCGCGTACATGAGCGAGCTTGGTCTTACCGATGAACGGAACCGTGGCGACATCGAAAAGTCGGACGAGAAAGACCCGTTCTTCGGAGACTGACCGGGCGACGCTGTACGCGACGGACGTAATTGCCGGACGCATCGTCGCAGGGCCGCACGTTCGCAACGCCTGTCGCCGTCATCTCGATGATCTGGCGAACGGTGCCGAGCGCGGCCTGTATTTCGATCGCGCCAAGGCGGCGCACGTCATCGAGTTTTTCGAGACGAAGCTTCGACTGTCGGAGGGCCAGTTCGAGGGCAAGGCGCTGGTCCTGCAACCGAGCCAGGCGTTCATCGTCGGATCGCTGTTCGGTTGGAAGAAAGCAGATGGCACGCGGCGTTTCCGGCGCGCCTACATCGAGCAGGGAAAGGGAAACGGAAAATCGCCCCTCGCCGGTGGCATAGGCCTGTATGGGCTGACGGCCGACAGCGAGGCGGGAGCCCAGGTCTACGCGGCCGGCGCGACGAAGGATCAGGCGGGCATCCTGTTCCGCGATGCCGTCAACATGGTCGATCGCTCGCCGGATCTCGACAAGCGCATCAAGCGCAGCGGCGGCGAGGGCCGGGAATACAATCTGGCGGTGCTGCGGACCCGCTCGTTCTTCCGGCCGATCAGCCGGGAGGCGAGGAAGACAGGCTCGGGTCCGCGCCCGCACATGGCGCTCTGCGACGAGGTCCATGAACATCCGGATCGCGGCACGATCGAGATGCTGGAGCGCGGCTTCAAGTTTCGCCGGCAACCCATGCTGTTCATGATCACCAACAGCGGGTCGGATCGAAATTCGGTCGCGCGCGAGGAACATGATCACGCCATCAAGGTCGCTTCCGGCAACCGCGAGGCGAAGGATGACGACTCGCTCTACCTGGGCGAGGTCATCGACGACACGACCTTCAGCTATGTGTGTGGGCTCGATAAGGGAGACGACCCGCTAAAAGACCCGTCGTGCTGGCCGAAAGCAAACCCGCTGCTCGGCGTCACGATCACGGTGGAGTATCTCGCCGGCACTGTGAAGCAGGGCCGGGACATGCCGGGCAAGCTGAACAACATCCTGCGACTGCACTTCTGCATCTGGACAGATGCCGACACCGCCTGGCTATCGCGGGAGGTGCTGGAGCCAGCACTGCGCGACTTCGATCCGGCCGACTATCGCGGTCGTCGCGCCGGCATGGGCCTCGATCTGTCGCAAACGCAGGACATTACGGCCAAGGCGATGGCTGTCATCGTCGGCGAGGTCGAGACGGGCGAGCATGCCGGTAAGCCGATTGTGGCGGCATGGATCGAGGCGTGGACGCCGGGGGACACGGTCGCGTCGCGCCAGCAACGCGACAAGGCTCCCTACGATCTGTGGATTCGGGACAAGTTCCTGCACGCGCCGCCCGGCCGGATCATCAACTACCAGCACGTCGCTGCCGCCGTGGCGCGCGATGCCGGGCTGTATGAGGCGACGCTCGGCTACGATCGCTATGCCTACAAGGCCAGTTTCGAGCCGGAACTTGTGTCGATCGGATGCGCGATCGAGCAGATCGAACACCCGCAGGGCGGCAAGAAGAAGGGCAAACCGACGGCGGCGATGATCGCGGCGGCCAAGAAGGCCAACAAAGAGCCTGAGGGTTTGTGGATGCCGGCTTCGGTGAAGCTGGTCGAGCAGCTCCTGCTGGAGGACAGGCTCTGGCTACTGCGCAATCCTGTGTTGGTGTCGGCGATGATGTCGGCGGTGATCGAGCGCGATCCTTGGGACAATTACTGGCTCTCGAAAGATCGCGCGGTGAACAAGATCGACGCCGCGATAGCGCTCTGCATGGCGATCGGCGTGCTCATGTCGGTGCCGCCGTCGAACGGGTCCGTCTATCGCAAGCGCGGCATCCTGATGATCTGAGGGAGACGACATGGCATCTCCCGATGATTATCGCCGGGCGGCTGGGTATCGCCGCTCGACGGCGGCAGGCACGTCCAGCGCACCACCTTCGCCGATCGGGCACAACGGCGGTCCGCGTGCGGATTGGTCCTACGAGAACCCGCTGACCGAGAGCTTCGTCTTCGAGGACATCAACGATCCCCGGCTCGCCGTCTTTCTCGGCGGCGGCCGGGAATCGGAGGCCGGCGTGCACGTCGGCGAGCGCCGCGCGCTGCGCAACAGCACGTTTTTCCGGGCGGTCAACCTTATCGCGGCATCGATCGGCATGCTGCCCATCGATCTGATGCGCAGACTGCCGGACGGCGACACCGAAGAAGCCACCGACCATCCCTTCTATGCGGTGCTGAAGCAGAAGCCGAACGACTTCCAGACGCCGCTTGAGTTCAAGAGCCACATGCAGGCGGCGGCGCTGCTCGACGGCAACGCCTACGCGCTGGTAATTCGTGGCTTCAAGGGCAAGATCATCTCGCTTGTGCCGCTCAGGCGCGGTTCAGTGAAGGCTATTCTGTCCGACGACTTCAAATTGACCTTCCAATACAATCGCCCGAGCGGCGGACAGGTCATTTTGCAGGCCGCCGACGTCTTCCACTTCCGCGCGATGATCAGCGTCGACGGATTGCACGGCATCGGGCTGCTCGACGTCGCCACGCAGGCGCTCGGCATCGCGATCCAGGCGGAGAGGGCAGCCGCCCGGCTGTTCAAGAACGGTATGATGGCGGGCGGCTCGCTGCAAACGGCGCAGACCCTCGGCGAAGAGGCGATCAACAACCTCAAGCAGAGCTTGGAGGAACGGTATTCGGGCGCCGCGAATGCGGAAAAATGGCTGATCCTCGAAGAGGGTCTGACCATGGTCCCTTCGACGGCGACGCCGAAGGATTCGCAGCATCTTGAGACCCGCCAGCACCAGGACGAGGATCTCGCGCGCTTCACTGGCGTCCCGCGCCCGCTTTTGATGTTCGACGAGACGGCATGGGGCTCGGGGATCGAGCAGCTCGGCCAGTTCTTCGTGACCTACTGCCTTCTGGCGTGGTTCGTTGCCTGGGAACAGGCGATCGAGCGCTGTCTCGCCCCTGCCGAGATCGGCGTGATCTATGCCAAGGTCAACGATGGCGCGCTGCTGCGCGGATCGCTGATCGATCAGGCCAATTTCTTCGCCAAGGCCCTCGGCTCGGGCGGCTCGCAGGCGTGGATGACGCCGAACGAGGTCCGCGCCAATTTCGACCAGAACAAAATCGCAGACGGCGAAAAGCTGCCCGCCCGCATGGCGAGCAAGTCGTCCGACGATCCCGCACCCAAGGAAAACGCGAATGGATAAGCCGGTTTCAAAGCCGCGTCCCGGCGCGGTCGTCATCCCGCGCCCGCAGGGTCGCCCGAAGCCGCGCATCATGGCGCGCACGCGCCCCGGCGCGCTGCCTGTGCCGGCGAACCGCGACGTCTCGGCACTTACCAAGCCCACCATTCTCGATCGGTGGGCCGAAGACGCGGCCGGCGTCCGCGCTGTCGCGGGCGGCGACAACGTCATCACCATGTTCGACACGATCGGCGAGGATTTCTGGTCCGGCGGCGGCATCACCGCCAAGGGCGTCACCGCGCAGCTCCGCGCGATCGGCGACCGCCCGGTCGAAGTGCAGATGAACACGCCGGGCGGCGACATGTTCGAGGGTATCGCGATCTACAACGTGCTGCGCGAGCATCCGCAGCCGGTCACGATCAAGATCATGGGCATGGCCGCCTCGGCCGGCTCCGTCATCGCCATGGCGGGCGACACCGTCGAGATCGGTACGGCCAGTTTCATCATGATCCATAATTGCTGGGTCATGGCGGTCGGCAACCGGCACGACATGGCCGACACCGCCGCGTGGCTGGCCCCGTTCGATAGCGCGATGGTCGATGTCTATGCCGCCCGCACCGGACAGGACGCCAAGGACATTGCCGGGTGGATGGATGCAGAGACGTTCATGTCGGGGACGCAGGCGATCGAACGCGGATTCGCCGACAGCCTGCTCGCCGCCGACCAGATCAAGACCGACGAGGCGGCCAAGGCCGCCGATCGCGCGCACAACGACCTGCGCGCCATGGAATTGAAGCTCGTCTCGGCGGGGATGACCCGCACCGAGGCGCGCGCGAACATTGCCAAGATCAAGGGCACGCCAGGCGCTGTCCACGATGATGTCGACACGCCGGGCGCTGTCGATCCCGAACTGGAGCGCGGGTTCGCCACGCTCCTCGCGACCATGCGCTCATAGGAGCTTCGACCATGAAGAAGATGAACATGACCGCTCTCTCGGCGGTGGCGACGGTGCTCGCCAACCCGTTTCGCGGCCTCTTCGGCGTCCGTCAGCCGGCGCCGCTGCTCAATGTGCCGACCCGCGACCTGTCGAAGATCGACCTTTCGCTGTTCGAGGTTGCGCGGGAGCCCGCGAGCCCGCTCACCGCGCCTGTTCTGGCAACGCCGCGCGCCATCGCCGGCACCGTCCGCGCCGAAATCACCGGCGACGTCAAAGCGCTCTTCAACCAGCTCAACGGCGCGTTCGAGGAGTTCAAGACGTCGCACGAGGAAAAGCTGAAGGCGAAGGTCGACGATACCGTCCTGAATGAGCGGATCAGCGCGATCAACGCGACGCTCAGCGACCTCGAAAAGGCGATGGACGAGGCCGCGAAGGCCGCTGCCGCCGCCAAGCTTCACGGCAGCGATCGTCGCGATGTGCCCGACGCGGAATATTCCAAGCTGTTCGGCTCGTTCGTCCGTGAAGGCACCCGCGAGCAGGAGGACAAGCTCAAGGCCGAGCAGCGCGTCGGTATCCGCGCGGCGATGTCCGAGGGCTCGGCCGCCGATGGCGGTCTGACGGCGCCGATCGAGTGGGATCGCACCGTCACCGGCCGGCTGAAGCTGATTTCGCCGATCCGCGCCGAGGCGACCGTCCAGTCGATCAGCAAGGCCGGCTTCATCAAGCTGTTCACCGATCGCTCGATCGGCTCGGGGTGGGTGGGTGAGACGGCGTCGCGTCCGGCCACCTCCACGCCGCAGTTCACGGCGCTGCCGTTCGTGCCCGGCGAGATCTACGCGAACGCTGCGGCGTCGCAGGATCTGCTCGATGACAGCGAGGTCAATATCGAGACCTGGCTCACCAGCGAGATCGATATCGAGTTCTCCCGCCAGGAGGGCATCGCCTTCGTCGGTGGGGACGGCTCGAACAAGCCCTTCGGCGTGCTCGGCTATGTCACCGGCGCTGCGGCGGCGGCCCGCCACCCCTGGGGCGCGATCCTGACCCGCAACAGCGGCAATGCGACGGCGCTCACCGCCGATCAGGTCTCGAACATCGTCTACGACCTGCCGGCGATGTATTCGCCGAACGCCAAGTGGTTCATGAACCGGACGACCATGGCGGCGGTTCGCCTGCTTCAGGATAGCCAGAAGCGCTATCTGTGGCAGCCGAGCTATCAGGTCGGCCAGCCGAGCACGCTGCTCGGCGCGGCGATCGTCGACGTGCCGGACATGCCGGTAATCGGCGCCGGGACGATACCGCTGCTCTTCGGCGACATGCGTGAGACCTATCTGGTCGTCGATCGCATCGGCTTCCGGGTGCTGCGCGATCCCTACACCAACAAGCCGTACATCTGCTTCTACTGCACGAAGCGCGTGGGCGGCGGTGTGAAGAACCCGGACGCCATGAAGGCGATGGTGATCGGCGCCTGATCGACCCGGCCGGGCTTCGTGCCCGGCCGACACCCACAGCCATGACAGGAGACATCACCATGGCCGAGACCACCAACGACATCCCCGGCGCGAACCCGTCGGCAGTTCCCGCCGAAGGCTCTGGCATTGCGCCGGCGAGTGCCTTCAGCACCTCCGGCGCGCCGGTGCAGATCGTCCCCGACGTCGATCCGTCGCACCCGGCGGTCGACAATGATCCGCGCGCCAACACGACCGCCGAGATGAACAAGATCGACTTCAACGATCCGCGTCCGCGCCAGGTGATCGAGGCCGAAGCCGCCGCCAAGGCGACGTCCAAGGCCTGAACAAGTTCGGCGGCAGTTTCCTCTCCCCGGCCGCCGCCGAAACCCTGCTCGCGAGGTGATCGATGACGGACATCCCGGAGCCGATCAGCCTCGACGAGGCCAAGCTCAACCTGCGCGCTGGCGACGATGAAGACGCAAATATCTCCGACCTGATCGTCGCCGCGCGTGAGCATGTCGAGGACTATACGGGGCTGGTTCTGACCCCGCGCTCGATCACGGAAACGGCCCCACGGCTTGGTCGCTGGATCGACCTTGCGTCGTGGCCGGTCACTTCGGTCGACGCGATTAGATATCCCCTCCACGGCGTGATGACCGCGCTCGCGGATGGAGCATGGCTCACCAGCTTCACCGGACGTCCTGCACGCATCGTGCCCGCCTCATTCGGGTGGGGCGTCGGCTTTCTGCACGCCGATCGTGCAGCCGCGCTGCCCGTCGAGATCGATATCGCCGCCGGCTTCGCGACCCCGGCCGATGTGCCGTCCACCGTCAAGCGCGCGATGCACCTGCTGATCGGCACCTGGTACGTGAACCGGGAGGCCGATGTCGTCGGGCGCTCGGCCGCCGCCGTGGAATTGCCGACCGGCGTGAAGCTGCTGCTGCGCCGCTGGCGCAAGCGGAGCGTCTGATGGGCCTGTCACGCGGGCGGCTTCGCAGCCGCGTCTCGATCATGCGGGCGGTCGAAGCCGACAACGGCAAGGGCGGCTTCACGACCACATGGCAGCGCATCGCGACGCTATGGGCCGAAGTGATCGGCCAGAACGGCCGCGAGGCGCTGATCGCCCAGGCTCTTCAGGGAATTTCGGTCTATCGCGTGACGATCGACTATCGCGCGGACATCGG